TTTGACATTACCATTATTATGTGTAAAAGTTCCTGATGCGTTTTTAGCAAATGCTATGTTAGCTAAATCTAAATTACCTCTTGGTGCTGACAAAGTTCCGTTAGCTGCTATCGTAAGTGTTCCGTCAAGGTCAAGAGTGCCGTTTGTGTAAGTAGCTCCATTTGTCATAACTCCATTTACTAATGTACTTGACGTTCCCGAATCTGTTGCGGCAGTTCCGCTACCTTCATCTAATTTATATTGATGTAATGCAGTTTGAGGATATGTTCCTGAGTAAATAGAAGCTGCTTGTTCTGCACTAAAGGCATAATCAAATATTTTCACATCTCTTATGTTCCCATCAAATTCTCTTTCATCAGTGTGATTCCAACTACCTATCCTCATATTTGTAGTGTCTGATGGTGGGCGAGTTGAACTTGCCTCTGTTTTAGCTAAAACTCCATCTAAATATATACTATGATTAGTGCCATCCCAAGTCCATAAAACGTGATAAAATCTATTATCTACAAATCCACCAGTTGGTTCAATATCACCAAGAATTTTTGCGTTGTCCATATATCCGCTTATTCTACCGTTAGTGCCATCTGTGTGAAATAATATTGCGTACCCACCAACACCACTGCCTCCACTTGATTTATCTATTAGTCGTTTATGTTCGTCACCTCCATCACCATCGTGAGGTCTAAACCATAAACTAATTGCTGCATCAGAATTATGAAGTCTTAAATCTCCAGATTGACTTCCTAACTCAACAAAATCATTATCGCCATCAAACAATCCAGATGACAAAGCCTTACCCTCTACCTTTCCTTGTGTTACTGTAAACGTCCCATCTGTCGTTGTGCTGTTGTCCTGAACATTTACACTAAAGGCATCGTAAACTTCTGATGTTCCTGTAAGTGTTCCATCATAATCTGCTGTTCCTTCAGCATTATCAACTGTTGTGCTCGTAATATCTGAACCATCTAATTTATACCTGACTTTAAGATTGGAACTTGCCGACAATAAAGAATTTTCTACTTGCATTTTAGATGCTAATATTTTAACATCGTCAATACCTAATTCAGTATCATATATTCTCCAATCAGCAATATAACCATCTGTTTCAACATAACCTCCACCGTCACCAACAGAAAATGCTCGAGGAGTAGAATCATAGCTCCTTACCCATGAAGTATCTGTACTTATTAATACCCCATTAAGATATAATTTACAAGTATATGTCGTTGAATTACCTGTGGAAATTGTAACTGCATAATGGTTCCATTCTTCGGCTTGTGCATCTGTAAAAGTGTATTCTGCCACATTATCATAATTAGTGCCGTCACCAAGATAACCTCTGAACTGTGCCTCTGAATTTTCAACACCGAACCACAATGTCTTATAAGAATTAGTGCCATTATCTGCTGAAAATAAAGCTCCCTTCTGTGAACCTGCTGTTCTTTTAAACCAACATGAAAAACTTATATCTCTATTATTACGAGTAAATTTAGAACCACCAGTTTGAGATATTCCACTGTTGTCAGTATTAACAAAAAGCCTCGCACTGTCAAGATTTACATTAACGTTTGCTGTTCCTAAGTTACCTTCTATTATTCCGCCCGTGCCTAAAAAATTAAGATTAATTGCCATTATGTTATGTCTACTGACCCTCCAATATTTCTAAACGCACCATATATATTAAGTGCTGAAGAACCAACAGTAGATGAAGTTTCGTCTCCATCTCCAAACAATAACTGACCATCTGAATTTATAGTAACATTATCTACAAAAACAGTCCCATCAAATGTGTCCGCTTCACTCATATCAAACTTAGCTTCGTTTGCAGAACCTGTGCCGTCACCTATAACCAAATTATGAATATATATTTTATCTGCATTGTAAGGTCTAAATTCATCATCAGTTATAGATAAAGTCCCTAATATTGAAACGTAATTAGCTCCTGTTGTTCCATCAGGCATTATACCTGCTGGTGAAAGAACGCTATTGTATAAATAAAGTCCACCTGTAGATTGTGAACCAGTTAGTGTTACATTGTAAAAGGTTCCTCCTTTTGGTAAACGTTGGCCTACGCTATCAAGAACGAGAGTGCCATTATTGTGTGTAAATGTTCCACCCCCTACTATTGCAAAACTACCTTCTGAACTATATGTAGCAGCTCCTGTTGTAATAGTAGTAGTTCCGCTTGTTGCACTGTACGTTCCTCCACTGTTAATTGTAAGACTTCCAAACTCACAACTATTAGTAAGAGAGCTATTTCCTAACGTACCGTTTAGTGTTACATCACCGAGAACTTTAATTCCACTATTCTCATTATTAGCTCCTAGTGTTTGACCTGCTGCTACAGTTAAATCTCCTTCTACATTAAATAAAGTACCTGTTGACCAAGCAAAGTTAATACTGTCATTAATTATAAGATTATGAAAGGGTGCATTGTTTGTACTAAAACCAGTAGGCGCACCACCTATTGAACCCATTTGCACTTTAGTAATTGAACCATCTATAACAAAAGTTCCATCATTATTGTTAAACGTTCCATCTACTCTCATACCAACATCTACTGTTCCATTCAATGTAGTAGTACCGCTTGTTGCGACATAAGTTCCTCCACTTTCTATTGTAAGGCTTCCAAAGGAACAAGCTCCTGTCTGGTTTGTTATACCTAATGTCCCCCCATTTTCAATAGTTACATCACCAGTTACCGTTAGTTCAGAATTATTATAGTCATAACCCGTCATTATCCCTTCCTCGATTGTTAGGTCTCCAGCTATTGTGGAATTACCATTGTATTGTACTCCACCACTTCCGTCTTCGTTTATTATTAAATTATTGAGACCAGTTCCTGATGAAGGAATTATATCTAAAAGTTTATCTCCAGTTAAGGACGTGTCTATTTTGACAGTTCCGCTACTGTGTACAAATACACCATCTATATCTATATGATAATTCGCTGAATTCTTGCCCGTAATTGTAAGAGTACCCGATGGAGCAGTAAATGATGCACTACTATCGTTTACTTTTAAAGAATAGACCGTAAGGTTATTTGTACCAGTTAATGCACTGGCTGTAACCGTCCCACTAGAATTATCAATAAGTAGTTGTCCTAGAACTTCTCCTGATAAATAATTAAGAGATTTTCCAGCTCCTGTCATCGTAATTTTACAATCAGCGTCGCTGCCGTCGAATGTTCCTGCTCCTACCCAAGCTGCTCCTTGACTTCCTCTTGTTTGCCATGTTCCATTGTTACCTCCATCTCCAGCATCATCTACAGCGTCTCCAGCTCCTTCATCAAATTGGTAAAAGAATTTACAATCTGATTTTATACTATCAAAATCTGAATCGTTATCTAATGTGTTCCAATCATAAAACATCATTTGTCTTATTTCTGCTTGAGTAAGTTCGTGGTTCCAAATACTAATCTTAGCCATAACTCCATCCATGTGTCTATTACCTGCACCTTGACAACCTATTGTTGAAATTGCAACATCCGAAGGCATCCATCCCGATTCTATTGTAGCCTGACAGTCAAGTTTACCATCTAGATACATTTTACCTACTCCTGTAGAATTATTAAACGACAAAGCAACGTGATACCATTTGTCAATAACTAAAGCTGTTTGATTAGCAACATCACCATTAGAACCAGTACCACCAAAAGACCTATCTGCATTACCTCCATACATTCTTAATTTACCATCATATACTCCGAATTTAGGATTATTACTACCTCCTCTTGCAAAAAATGTAGTCTCTGCTCCTTGTCTACCAAGATGGTCAAGTTTTACCCAACCTTCAACACTTATATTAGTCCACCCATCTGAGTTATTTGCATTACCGCAGGTAATATAATTACCATTTGTAGCTCCATCATCAGTAATAAAGTCAGCAGCACTCTTACCAATAAGACCACCACTAGTAGTAAAATCTCCTGCTACTGTGATTGTATCGTTATCTGCGTCAAGTGTTGAACCTGTTGCTACTGTAAGATTACCTGTTTTACAATCTGTTGCATTTTGACATCTAAATGATGAACCAAGTATCATACTTCCTGCATAATGACTAGAACTGTTCCAATCAACACTTGTAGAACCATTGTTTACAAATATTGTAGTAGAATCATTCCCAACAAACGAGGAGTGTCCTAAATCGTTATTACTTCCATCACTGCCTCCAGAAATAACAATAGTTGCTCCATCCTCTTCGTCTATCGTTGAATCTAAATTGTAAGTGGCTGCAATTAGCATAGCTCCTGCACCACCCATATTTATTGTGCCATATTGCACAAAATCTCCAGAACATTCCATCCTCTGTCCATTAATATCTAAAGTATCTCCACCACTTACTGTTACGGCATCAAAAATCATATCTCCATCAAGTCTTACTATACCACCTTGATAATCACTTGTCATATCTACTTGTATATCACCATTTTTCAAAGCAACGTGTGAAGCGTTAGTGCTGTAGCTATCTATATCTGGTTCATATCCAGTGTAAACGAATGGATAAAGTTCTGAAGCACCATATACCTTTGCATAAGCAGAAGATGTATTATCATAAAATCTCAATCCTGAACTTGTCATAGTTATAGCACCTGCTGAAGTAGTTGTTCCCATTGTAAGTGTATTTGGTCCGTAAAGGTTTACAAAACCAGACTGATTTAATAATATATTTTCTACAGTAATGTCTCCTTTAATATATAAATGATAAGAAGAGCCAGACCTATTGTGTGTTAAATTATAAAACGCTGTAGCTGCTGATGCTGTCTCTTGTATTCGTTGACCATAATCTGCTGTAGCATCAAAAGTAACAGTTCCGTTATTGTGAATAAATGTGCCATAATTTTCAAACGCGTTAACTGTTGCGCCTATTGCTCCACCTATTGCTAAATTCCCTCTCGGTGCTGACAATGTTCCATTGGCTGTTATTCTTAATTGGTCAGTACTAGGACTGTTAAGGTCAAGAGTGCCGTTACTGAAAACAGCACCATTTATTGTTCCGCCTGATGCACCTCCTGCATTAGCAGTTCCCCAACCACTGGCGTTACCTGAACCTTCATCTAATTTATATCCTAAGTAAGGCGTTACATTATAATTTCCAGAATAAAGAGAAGCTACTTGGTCTGCACTTAAAGTGTAATTGTTTATTCTAACATCTCGTATTTTTCCATCGTGCCAGTAACCATTACCATTACCAGCAATAACACCACATCCTATTTTTATTTTACTTCCACTTGCAGCTTTGTTACTCCAAGTATCTGAATTAGTGTCTTTCAAAACACCATCAATATATAATGATTGTAATCCTGTTGTGGAATCAAATGTTCCTACAATATGAGCCCATTTTCCTACTAAAGCAGCCGTATCACTTGCGGTTAACTCTGCTCGGTCACTGTCGTTATCTATCCAAAAACCTAATTTTGATGAACCGTTTAAAGTTAATCCAAAACCATCATTCCAACCTGCGTCATCAGAACATTGGATTATGCCTCTCCAGTTACCAACAGATTCAAAGTTTACCCAAGCAGAAACAGATACACTACTAAACCCTGAAGTATCGTGTGTTACTTCTACTCTATCTGCTGAATCACCAGCTTCAAAATCTAAACAAGTCAGTGACAAACCCTCTAACTTTCCTTGTGTTACTGTAAACGTCCCATCTGTCGTTGTGCTGTTGTCCTGAACATTTACACTAAAGGCATCGTAATGTCTTGTCGTTCCTGTTACTGTCGGTGTTCCACCACCACTACCACTGTTAGCAGTAGAATTGTTTGTAAGTTTATACCAACCAGTTGGCTGTGTAGAATTTACTAGCGTATAATCAACATTTATTTTAGAAGCTAACACTCCTATTTCTGCTGCCGTTAACGCCGAATCTTGTAATCTAACGTCTGCAATATAACCTTGAAAAAATCCTTCAGGAGTTCCATTAGTGTTTCTGCATCCAATAAATAAATCAGTAGTAGTTGAAAAATCTCCAACTGTAATGCCGCTCATATCTCCATCCTTAGTGCCATCTAAGGATTGAGCTACGCCATTTATATAAATTATAATATTTCCAGAAGTTGGCACTGTAGCTGCAATATGTACCCAAGGCGTTTCTCCATTCGGAAAAATTACAGAATTAGTCATAGCTTCTGTAGAATTATTATTAGATTCATAATACAAAGATACTTGACCGCTTGACTCAAGCATTAATTGAACCCAATCTTCACTCGCTGAATTTCTAGAACCTAAAATTCTTCTACCTGTGCCTTGACCATCATCTAACTTTACCCAAGCAGATACCGTAAAAGCTCCATCAAATGTTGTACTCAAAGTAATGTTAGTATCAATCTTATCATCAGTACCATCAAAATGAAGAACATCGTCAAGATTTACATTAATATTATTTGTACCGAAGTCTCCTTCCATGAGACCACCAGTGCCGTTAAATTCGATTGTTGCCATTATACGCTCCCGTTAGTGCCTATTCGAGCACTTCCATTTACTTTGAAATTGTCAGTTCCTGCCCAAGTTAAGCTAACTCCAGTTCCGTCTGAATCAGTTCCTGTACCATAATCTTCTATAGTTGCTGTTGCACCCGTTCCTTCGTTTATTTTCCACCAATGTTTAGGTGTAGGTAAATATCTACCTAAGTATAAACTTTTAACTTGCTCAGCACTTAAAGTATAATCATATAATTGGACATCTTTAATTGCTCCATCTTTAAAGAATTCATCCGCACTACTTTCTTGATGTTCAGCTCCAATATAAGCAGTAGTCGAGGAAGTGTAACTTCCCATATCTCCTGTAAAAGTTCCATCATCGCCACCAGCTACGTCCAGCGTTCGCTCAACACCATTAACATATAATTTCATAGTAGCTGAAGAACTAGTATTATATTGAACTGTAGCAACACAATGAGTCCACTTTGTAGCTCCATCTGTAAATGAAGCAGAAGCTTCTTCTGCGTATTCACCAGTTCCATTTGCCTGATATAAATAAGTTAATAAACCGCCAGTTCCAATATAGAAAAGAATTCTATCATTACCGTCATTAAATGTACCAAGTATTGTATCATTATTTGATGGTGTTCCATCATCTAACTTAACCCAAGCAGAAATAGTATGTGACGTTCTAAATAATGATTGAAATGCCCCATTTGTATTAATATAATCATTAGTACCATCTAAATGGACATAGCTTCTATTATCTAAATCTAATACGCCAGATTTGACTTCTAATGAGTCAACCTCTGTCATAGTTGGTAGTAAAGTTGTAGTGAATGCATTGTAAGTATCGGTTGGAGCATTTGTATATGTGATAGTTCCACTATTAGGCGATTCATCTGTTGTTGAACCATTAAGTAAAGTAGCTCTAACTTTACAACTGCTTGTTGCCGTTGTCATAGGTTCTATACTACTATTTATTTTAGAAGCTAATATTTGGATGTCCGCAGCAGGTAAATTAGTAGACCAATATTGATAATCTGCTAACATTCCATAAAAACCCCTTGTGGCTCCAGAGTTATTTCCTATTATTGTATGGTCGCCTGTATCAGATGTTACAGCATCAACTCCTGCGGTATCGGTTCCTAATGTTTGCTGAACTCCATTAACAAATATCTCTGCTGTATTACCAGTTCCTTCATATACTAAAGCAACATGATACCAAACATTAAAGTTTAGAGATTGATTAGTAACAGCAGTCATATCAGTTCCTTCGTGTTCTATAAAGGATGATAAATAATAACCTGTACTTCCATCTGAAGTTACATACATATATGCGTGAGCTTTATCGAATATTCTTCCGTTGTTATTTCCACCCAGACCAGAAGCATTAATCCAGCAACTCCAAGTATTATTTCCATTACCTGAATATCTTGTTGGTGTTGAATCAGATATAGTAACTCTATCGCTACCGACATAACTACCAACATAATCATTATTAATCTTCAATTTCGGGACAAGCGCGTTAACTACCGAACCAGTTCCGGTCATTTCTATAGTACCTCTATTAGGGGTATAAGTGCCATTATTGTGAAAGCCGCCGTTTATAGTAGTAGTTCTGCTTGTTGCGATATACGTTCCTCCACTATCTATTGTAAGACTTCCAAAGTTATTCGTACCTGTATCATCAGTACCACCAAATGTAGAATTGGATTTTATTAACACGTCACCATCTGCTGTAAAAGTTTCACTAAGTTCATTAGGGTCTCGTCTAAAAGTTCCTTGTTCTAATGTGAGGTCACCATCCATTCCAAAATGACCATCTGTATGCCATTCAACAAGTTGCCCTGCTGTGTCCAAATCTATTTTTAAATCGTTTAATCGTTGGTTTGCTCCGTTATAAACTTGTATATTAGTACCATCACCTTTTCCGCCTGTATTGAAATCAATAACAACACGACCATTGTTGTGGTTAAAGGTATATGCTCCTTGCCAATAAAGAGCCCAACCAGATTCTTCATCTGTAATTGTAATGTCTCCTGTAGTACCATTTATAGTTCCTGCATTAGTTCCTAATGATTTTAAAGAGACTGTTGAGCTGTTTAATGTTAAAGTTCCATTAGATGCTACATTTGTTTTCCCTGCTGTAAGGGACTTAGAACCAGAGTCTCCAGCTGTATTTAATGTTCCTGCTGTTATTGTAAGGTTAGCATCAATTACAGCATTTGTTTTTAGATAATATGTTTTTCCAGAAGCATTAATAGTTACGTTGTGTAAAGCGTGGTCATGTAAACCATAAAATGAAGTTGAATTACTTGTTAAAGTAGCTCCTGTAAAGGTTACTAAACCATTAGAATGATGAAAAGTAGCATCTTCATACTGAGTCCATGCAAAACCGTAAGTGCCAGAACTGGCGTTTTCAGCTGTTACAATAGTACCGTTTGCGTGTGTTGTTAATCTAGTAATACTATCATTATGGTCTGCATTAACATAAGAACCGAAAGTATGTTCTCCTGTTGGTGCTGCACCTGAACTACCTTCAAAAGTTCCCCCTTGTTTTACCCAAACTGCATAACTACTAGTATATGTTGCACCTAAACTTAAGGTAGAAGCATTAGAATAAAATTTAGCAGTCCCTGCTGCTGAACTTCCATCTCCTACTATTGTTTGTCCTGTTACTGTAAGTGCTTTAGAATTGCCGCCAGCGTCTGCTGTTGAAAAAGTTCCTGCCGTTATTGTAAGATTTCCAATTGTAGCAGAAGCATTCATCTTCATAACTGCACTTGCGTGATTTACCGTTAAATGATTTATACTTCCAGAACTTGCAGATAAATCATCTTCCCTTGTGCCTGTGTGCGTTGTTATTATATTTAATGTTCCAGAAATAGCTCCAGTAAAATCAATACTTCTATTGTTTCCTATTCCTGCTCCTGTTACGGTAAGTGCGTTACTACTGTGTGCTGCTGTTATAGTATCGCCACTTTCAACTATTAGTTTAGCACAAGAAACCGCACTGTCATATATAGTTAAATTTCCGCCATCTACATCTAATAAGCCTGTTACTGTAAGTGCACCGTTCTGAGTTGGGTCTGTACTAAATGTTCCTGCCGTTATTGTAAGGCCCCCGTCTATAGATAAAGTTGTTGCTGAACTACCATCACCACATAGTACAGTCTTACCCGTACTATCCATTTCGATATCATTGATATTTCCTGTCCCTGAATTATATTTTATTCTTTTGTCAGCAGTGATGGAGGAGTGATATGCGACTTTTATATTTAAGTCACCACTAATAGTTCCATCTCTTCTAAAAAGATTATCATCACTTGAGCCGTCAAGTGTCAATACTTTAGTAGCGGTTCCTACTAATTCGCCTATAATTCGAGTTGAACCCACACCGTCATCTTCAGTAAGAGTTACAACATCACCACTTTGAACAATAGCGTGGTCTCCAGCACCGGGATTGCCCGCAGTACCTCCCCCACCAGTGGCAGAGTTCCACGCATTAGTTGCATCCCAATCGTGGTTGGAATTACCATTTACAGCGCCGTTAGAATACCAAGTTGCCATCAGGCCACCTCCTCACAAAAGCTTCCGCTCATTGGGGGGCGACTGGCTGGACTGTAAATAAATTCCAAGAACTTACCTCAGTCTGCCATTAAATAAATATCACAAGTAGACGCTGTAGATGTACCAGTTTGACCTGTTATACCGAGAGCCTTAACAGGTGTCGTAGAAATTGCTTTATATGCACTACTATTATAAATTACTGATATATCGTCTCCAATCTGAGTCCAGTTAGAACCCCCAACTGTTCCCGGTGAAGATTTTAGTGTACCATAAACTTTAAAAGTTGCATTTTGGTTAGTACTTGCACTTCCTGTATTAAAAATTTGTATACCTATTCTACTTTTACCTTCTACATCTGTCTCTGTTAAATTAACGCTAGCGCTACCACTATTGTTAGCGACAGCTGATGATGTATTACTTGCCGATGTTGTTACTGCAGTTGTGGTTGTCACTCTTAATGAAGTGTCTCCACTACCGTCCGCAACAAATTTATCATATTCGCGTCCTCCGCGACTATCTTTTAATACCATTATTTACCTTTTTATTTTTTAACGTCGCATCCTTTTGGAATGAATCGACATATTTTTGGGGAAGACTTAAGGCTCTTCCCCATAACCTTGCGTATGATTTTAGTTATTTAACTTTAATCGTAAATAACCATTCCAGCTTCAGGACGTATGATTTTCAAACCATATCTCGTAGATAAGTATGAACCAACAATTCCGAATCCGGGATTAGCTTCTTCTACAGTTAAACCACGTCTTTGAACATAAGCCATTGGTTTTATAGTTGAATCAAAAATACCATATCTATCGGTTGGAACCCAAGCATTAGATACGACTTTAAGACCAAACAAATTACCAATAATTCCAGAGCGGTTTGCATCATCTACTGCACCTAAATTTCCACCACGGGATGGAGAATCTGCGGTTGTTGCTGTAGTAAAGTCTGCTAAATCAAGTAAAGACTTGTAGTGCGAAGGTGATACTAAAATAGTATCTGGGTTTGCACCTTTAAGTGACATGAATTCTATAGCGCCTGTAACATCAGAAAGAGCTATTTGACCGGGAGCGGTCTGTGAACCTCCACTTGGTTGATAGTGTGAACCAGTATTGCTTCCACTAGCCCAAGCTAAAGCTCCTAACTCTGCTGCTGTGTTGTCTCCGTAGTCAACCAATCTTGAACCATCTTCTGGTGTTTTTCCGTAGAAAGCACCGTGCGGATTGTTAGCGAAAGTTGTTACTGCGGTTTCTATACCTGTAGTAATGGTAGTGTCAGATACACCTGTTCCTAGAACAGCGTTTCCTACTCCCATTAATGCATACATTGCGTGTTTTGTTATGTGTCTCTCAACTGCTCTCTTTGCTTCGTTCAAAGCTAATTCAACTTCATTGAATCTTGAATCTTCAATCATTCTGCGAGTTACGGCTACTGCCATACCCCATTCTTTAACGTTGATACGCTCGTTACGTAGAGAAGTGTGTTGATATGCTGGTGTCGTACCTTCATCAATTTCTTCCATAGCCATGCTTGGCTTTGCAATAGTTAAATCGATATCTCCACCTGTGTCTGTTTCCATGTTCTCACAAAACATAGACAATACATCCATTGATGTAGTTCTATAGTCTGCTAATGCGTCTTTAAAATCAACGAGAACACGGTTTGCTATTGTTGAGGTTGTACCGTCACCTGCGTTTGCAGATGTTAGTATACCTGTTTGTGCTGTTACCATATTATCTTATCTCCTTAGAACTTCAATATCTTCACATAAGCGCCAGCTGCTACATCCTCTAGGGTCATACCTATTGGGAATTTTGTTGCTGCTGCTGTTCCTGTGTGAGCTATTACTTCTCCTTTATTGCTTCCGTCAACCATAACCAATTGGCCAGCTGCCAAATTAGTATTTTGAATGACTCGTACTACTACACCACTACCAGTTATACAATTTACTAGTCCGCCAGCGGTGGCTTGTGCTGTTAATGCTACACCAAAAGCTGGTTCTACATCATTTATTGAAGGTCGAACTTTTCCGTCGGTATGTAATTCTAAAACATCTCCAGCTGTGACAGCCTCTGAACATGCAATAGGAATAATCCTACATGGTGCTCCACCATCATTTACTAAAACTTCTGTTGCCATATTTAGTTACTCCTTAGTGCATCTTTATTGAGCACCATATTTCCGTTATCCATTGCGAATAGACGGGTTGTTTCTTCAGCCTCTACTGGGCTTTCTTCGTCATCGTGGGCCTTGCCTTTTCCAAAAGTTCGCTCGGTTGCTTCTGGCTCTGGAACTGCTTCCAAAGCTGATGCAAAACCATCTAGTTTGGTTTCTTCCCAAGCTGATAGTTCTTTCTCGCGTGCTTCCTTTGCTTCGTCGTCGATTGTTTTTAAAACTAATTCTTTAGCTACAATCTTTGAAATGAATGCTCCTTTACGTGCTTTTGCTTCTGCAGTTGCTCGTTCTTCAGCTTCCTTTTCGAAATTGGCGATTGTGTCTAATGCTTCAGTATATTTTGAATTTACTTCTTCAAAAGATGTTTTCATCTCTGCAAGTTCATTCTTAACTGAGGCGAACTCTCGCTCGACTATTGACTCGGCTTCTGACTTATTTACTGTTTCTTCAGTCATGTTTAAATCCTCGTTTGAGTCTTCGCATTCCTTTCCTTCTTTGCAGCCATCGCAGCAAGATTTTCCTTCATTACTTTCATGGTCTTCGTGTTCATCACACTTACCATCTATAGTGCAAGACTCACAAACTGGAGTCGCAATTTCATTATCAATAAAACTTATTTCGGCGGGTCGTATATCAGTAGCGAATGGTTCTCCCATGACATCAACGTCATTTGAGGCCCAGTCAATGCTGACATGCGTAATATCGCCGTCATCAACCTTATTTAGCACCTCACGTGCTCTTTCATTTGCATTCTTGTCGATTTTAGCCAGCATTTTAATAGCTGTCTTACCATCGTCCGTTTCAATTACCTCTGGACTTACTGCTTTACCAATTAAATCCTCTGGTGTACGCTGGTGCGTATAATATATAGGTAACTCCTTAAAGTTTCCTACACTATTAGTTATAATGGACGGTTCTATATAAACCTTTTGGTCTCCGTCAGCATCGTGTAGACCTGATGTTATAGCTGTGACAGGGAATTCTACAAAATCTTCAACTGTGGTAAGCTCTCCAACTCCTACAGCAAAACTTCTTGTTTGTTCCTCATTTGCTCTATCTCTAGCGAAATTTCGCTCTACACCATTATCATCAGCCCATAGTTTACACATTCCTGCTGCCATAGACTCATAATTTTCAATCCCTCTCTTTTTAAGAGTTTGGGCTGTCTCTAACTTGCACTTTTCGTACTCACTCATTCTTTCTATCTCCTGTGGCATTTGCCGCTGGTTTATTACCTCTGTTCTCGGTTCTCTTGCTTTCTTCTTTCTTATCTTGGTCTTTACCACCAGAAACGTTAACGTTTTCAGCAGTGTCCTGCATTTCTGAAACTCCTGCAGGATTCATACCACGTTCCATCCTTACCTCTTCAGGTGAAAGCACACCTTCAGCGAGGTAAACCATATCTGTCTTTGCTTTAACAAAAGCGTCATCAACATTGATTTGGCGGAACTTAAATTGTGCGTCCCCAAGTTGCGGAAGTAACTGCGAATTGAGTGCAGCTTCCACGGACGCTTGTAAATATTTAACATAAGGTTCAAAAATAGGTCGAGCTTGTTCTGGTTTTTCCCACATGGTTATCGGTACTTTAAGTGCCATATGAATCTTTTTTGTAATATCATCCATATATTTACCATATTCGAATGCTCTTTGGGTACCTTGAAGTTCCTTGACAACAATATCATTACCATGAATAATGTCTTCGCCGGGTTCCAAGGAATTGAATGCGTCCACAATTTCGTTAATTTTATCAGGACCATAAGGCATATCGGGGAGTCCAGCGCTAATATCAAACCTACTAACAGCGTATTTATTGAGAGCAGTACCGACATCTCGTTCTGCATAATCTTTAAGGTCAACCAAATAAAGAATTGGATGGATGTCAGAAAGACCATAAGCGTAATCATCGAACGTGTTGTTAAGTAAGTGTACCATTTCGTCTTCTTCAAATCGTATATCTTCACTTGGGGAGCCAACTTTTTGGTAATAGTATTGAATTTGTCCATTTTCATCCCTCTGTATATACATATTTTGTGAAGAGCGTAGAACTAGGTTGTCACCCGTCCACTCTAAATAGCTCGTACCGAATATTCTAGCATTACGTAACCAACCATAAATAAGTTGGTCTATATTTATTTCATTAAACATTTCAGTTATAGAATCTCTCAAATCTTCATCATCTGTAACTATATCCCAACCGTCTTTACTTGCATAAAGGCATGGTAAGTCAATTAATGTTCTAACTAAAGGGTCGCTGAGGTAAACATCCATGTATGCTTTACCATCACCTATGTGCCTTTCATAGTCATTTCCGAACCTTCCTTGCTGTAAACGTAGTCTTCTTATAATACCTTCACCGTAACTGCGAGGTTCGTCTTTCGCATAAGACGGATTGCTACCAACGGTAGCGAAAGTGCGCCTACTAAAAGGCCAATAATCGCGGAGAGCCATTTAATTCACAATAATATATAGTGTGTTACTATATAAAGGTTTTCCCTATAACCATCTTATCCTACGCTTAGAGAAAGGTTTATTACGTGTTTTAGATGTAAATACTCCCATATTTCCACTAACCTTCCCTAAAGTGCTGTTTTTATAGCTTTTTTTGTTTTCTACACTAACAGAAGCGAATGAACCCTCTGCTGGAAGCATAGAAAGTGCTGCGTGTATGCCCATAACTGAACTATCACAATAATCATCATGTTTTGTATCTGGAGCAGATATTTTCTCTGTTTTATTGGCTATATCCATAACATATTCTAAATCTGTATGCTCTCTTAGCCATTTTCTCACTAATTTCGACTCATTTTCAGGTAATTTCTTAAAATCTGGTACTTTTACCTGTCCTTTTTGAATATATGACACATAATCTCTATAAACTTGAGTTTTTGTACCTTTTGGACCTCCAGTAAAGACAAATCCTATAAAATGTATACTATCTGGTATACAAGCCATCCTTAAATCTTGCTCAATCGCCCCGCCAATACCCGTAGCGTCCACAATAAGCCTATCAGCATTAAAACTTTTGGCAACGTCAATGATACGCTCACGTTGATATGGAATGTCATGTCCGCCAGTTTTAGGACTAATTTCTTCAATATATATAAGCCGTGCAATATTGCCTCCATCATGTTTTTCGGTCCTCCAAACAGTAATAGCAGTGCTATTAACGGATTTACCAATATCCACACCCACGTTAATGTTATAAAGTTCTTCTCTGCTCTTGAGAGCTCTATCTCTCGTATAGAGGTCGTATTCCTCCATGCACGCTTTGAGTTTTTCCGGATTGAAGACATTTGAAACGCTTTCTACAAATTCACATTCATATTCAGTTTTCCAGTAAATGGAATCTTCACCCCATTCCATCATCTTCGTTAACATATCTTCTTCAGTATATGCCGCTTCATAAGCTCTACCTTGCACTATAGCATCTTTCCAATTATAATGTAGCCTTTCAAAGCTTTCCGCATACGCATCATCATATAAATAACGCCACATGTGATTATCTTTGCTCTTTGGGGTGCCTAAATTGATAAATGGAGCCCTGTTAGCCACAATACATGGTTCTACATTATCAACGAATAATTTATCGTCGATTAATGGACTTTCGTCTATAACTAAGAATGTAGGATGCTGGCCTCGTATAGCCTGTCCTTGATTAGAAGGAGCCAATGGGGCTCTACGTAGCACTGTACCTCCTTTCATAGTTATGCTAGGTTTATTATGAAATCTATAATTAGCTACTAAAGAATCTAAGAATGTATTATCAGCGAAGTGTCTATACACATAATTAAATATAAGAGCTGCTTGGTCCTCAGATGGAGCAAGAATAAAAATTAGGTCTCTAAACCTCTTGAAGAACATGTAGATAACTACAGCTACCGAAAGTGCGAATGATTTTCCACTGCCTCGTGGAGCCAAAATTGCCAGTTTGACATGTTTATCTGGGTCATCCTCAGAATAACAGAGGGCCTTCGCTATAATTTTCTCTTGCAGAGGTCTTAATTTTAAAGGTCTCTGTTTCTGGTCTACCATATAAGACTCACAAAAGGCTCTCACCAATTGTGTCATCTTTTTGGGTTCTGCTCTTACGCTTTCAAAAATCTCTTCAAGTCTGCGACTGTCATGGGCTGCTGCCCCCGTCAGTGCTGACTTCAATTTCGTTCCCTCGTTCTTCACTGGTATCGTCATCTTCTAATTCACCTAAGAATCCCATAAAGGATTCAGTATTTCTTTCCACTACAGTAGGTATTTCAATGTTAAGAGCGCGAAACTCAGTATGAATATCCCTAACAATAGAGTTCCTTTGTCGCAAGAGCTCTGTTCGAGCGTTAACATCCCGAATAGATACAAGAATTTCTTCCCACAGCACGTCTTCAAGCGCAAGATTGCGTGCAAGAAGACGTACAAGCTCTTTATGACGTCCATACTCAGTTTCACCTACTCTTTTTCTGAGGTTTGCTTCGTAGCCCTCGTAATCCATTACTTGGCTTCGTCTAAAGCTGCCTTAACTTTCTGCTTTACTGCATCTGCCATCATATCATCTTTTTCATCCCAAGCTGACATAATAACATCTTGTAAAACTTTGTTGTTTACTTGTTTCTTTACTTCGTCATCAAGTTTTTCGTAAGCCTTTAATTGGGCTTTAGTTAATGCTTTGTCAAGGTGTGCCATGATTTCATCATCGTACTTCTTAAATAAAGGCATAACTAATGCTCTGACTGCTGGTACTGTATAAGCAACATATGCAGCTAAAGCTGCAATCACTGCCAAACATGCCACTAGTTCAGGGCTGTCCATCAAAGTGTCCAACAAACCTGATTCTTCCACAGTATCCAAAATTGCAGTGAGGTTACCATCGTCGGTAGTCTCATTAGTTGCAGTTTGGTTTCCTGCGGTATTGTTACTTGTTTCGTTCATATCTAACCTTTTTTTGTTTAGCGGGACTCTGTGGTTGCATCTATGACGCAAAGTTGCTGTGGAGTCTCGTGCGGTACACAAGAGTCCCATAATTTAATAGTAATCTATACTATATAAAGCTTCTGCTTATTCCAATAGTCTTGCGACTAAATCTGCTTTTTTGCCTTTCTTACTCAAGTCAGCTTCTTCACAAAGCTTCTTAAGTTCTTTTACTGGAAGTTCTTCCAAATAAGCTTCTAAGTCTTCGTCGTCGTCATCAGATTCTTCTTCTTCCACGACTTCCTCTGGTGCTTCTTCTTCTTCAAGAATAACTTCATCTTCTTCCTCTACTGGGACTTCTTCTACAGAAGGTTCATCTTCATAAGTCCAGCCACCAGCCTTTACAGCTGCGCAGCAATCAGATTCTGAACCTGCCAAATCTTCCGCACATATCGGACATTTATCTCTATTCATATTTTTTTACCTCTATTTCTTCTTGTGCTCATGGTCTTGAGCTTTTGCTTCAATCATTTGAGCTTGTTGTTGAGCAGCGTTATTATAATCAATAACTGACTGTGCCTTTACTTTATAAAAAGCTGTTTTCTCTGCTTGTTCTTGCTTCCAAACGTCTAAAGCATCTTTAATAATTAGAAGGGCTGGCCCACCTAATATAGCAATTAAAGTTGTATATCCTTCTATTTGGTCAAGAACTGTTTCATCTTGCAAGCCGCTGTGTATAACAAATCCTGCAAAACCTACCCAGAGTAAAACTAAAGGTACTGCAATCATAAACATGAAAATATCGTTGAACGTTACTCCTTCTGTTGCTACATCTTTATCGTTTGCCATATTATTCCTCTCCTTTTGTTTGGGTTTTTCCTTTTTTGGTATTTTCAAGGTTGGAAGTCTGACTTTTGGAAATAGTCTGTAAGTTTTTCTCAGAATACTGACAGTGACAGCTAATGCAATAGCAATCCCCAACAATACAGCCACAACCGCAAGTATATAGGCCAGTATTTCTATTATTACTTGTATTTCCTCCACTCATTCGCCCTCCTCGAAATTCTCCTCAAAATCTTCGAGGGTGCTTTCCTTTAACATTGCTTTTAAATCGTCCATTTCAGATATTATTTTTTCTAACATATTTGTAAGTGTAAGCATTTGCTTTGCTTTCACTCCTCCTCCTTACAACAGAGACAGTCGCACTTGTCGCAACAACCGCAGTCTATGCAACACATTATACTTCCAGCCTCCATCCTATGTCTTCTATATCGCCGGGACCCCAATTAGTAGAGTATCCAACATATTCATTTTCTCCATAATAGTCACCATCTCCATTATAATCTGCATAATAAGATGTATAATAGAACCAGTAACCTTCATAAAT